GAGCAATGGTTGACCGTGTAACAAAGCGCTGGATCCGCAACGCGTCGGACTCGATGGCCGTGCAACACGGCTGTCGGTTTGACGAGGATCGCGCTGCGCACGTGTGCGAGTTCTTCGAGACCGAGCTAAAGCTGTACGAGGGCGAGCACGCCGGCGAACCGTTCTACCTGATCGACTGGCAACGGGAAGCACTGTCACGGGCATTTGGCTGGGTTCGATGCAGCGAAGAGTGGGGGCGGGACGTTCGGCGATTCAGGAAAGTGTCGTTGTGGGTGCCGAAAAAGAATGGCAAGTCACCGCTGGCGGCTGGCGTTGGGCTGTACTTGTTGACCGCCGATGGCGAAGAAGGTCAGAAGGTATTCTCGGCCGCGAAGGACGGAAAGCAGGCCGCTATCGTTCACACGCACGCCCGGCAGATGGTCTTGCGATCGCCAAATCTGAAGTCTGATTGCATCATCAACAAGAGCACGGGGCGGATTACGTTTGCCCCTGCATCATCGTTCTACGACATTTTGAGCGGCGAAAACATCAAGGGACAGGAGGGGCTGAACGGATCTGTTGTCATCGATGAGACGCATGTTATTGATGCTCGGCTGGCTAACGTACTGGAGTATATGGGGGCCAGCCGCAGCGAGCCGATGCAGTTTGAGGTTTCTACGGCAGGCAACAACCCAGAAGGCTACGGCAAGCGTCAGTACGAGTACGGCCAGCAGGTGGAACGCGGTGACGTGGAGGATGACGAGTTCTTGTTTGTCTCGTTCGGCGCTGACCAGACGGCCAACGATGAAGAGTTGCTGGATCCTAAGACTTGGGAACGCTGCAACCCATCTTGGGGTGTTACGATTAAGCCGACCGAGTTCAAGGCTTCCGTCGAGCGTGCCCGGAATCGTGGGCTATCGGACTGGCAGACGTTTTGCATGTACCGGTTGAACCAATGGCAGTCGTCCGAGTCTCCTTGGCTGAGATCTTCGGACTGGCTGAAGTGCGAGGAGTCGTTTGACATCGAGAACGTTCAGCACTTACCTGCCGCGGCTGGGCTGGATTTCTCCAAAACTCGCGACATGTCGGCGCTCAACGTGACATGGGCTGACGTAGACCACGATGTATTCTGGCAGAAGACGTGGCTCTGGATGCCGGAATCATACGCCGACGCCAACCGGAGCAAGGCTAGGTTTCACGAGTGGGCAGACAAGGGGTGGTTGACGCTCATACCAGGCGAGACGATCTTGCAGAGCTGGATCAAGGAGCAGTTCCGGCAGCTGGCCGAATCGATCGAGTTAACTCAGGTTTGCTACGACAAGACGTATGGTGCAGATTTCAGAGAGTGGGTCGAGGAGAGTTGGCCGCACGTAGAAATGATCGAGTTTCCGCAGTCGGCCAATAACATGGAAAAACCGATAGACGACTTCGAGGCTCGCGTTATTGAGCACACCCTCAGGCACGACGGGAACCCGTGCATGAACTGGCAAGCGGGCCACGTGGCAACTCGCCCGACTCCTCGGGGCTACCGAATATTGCAGAAACCGCAGAGCAAGGACGACGTAAGGAAAATTGACGGCATGGTCGCATCTGTGATGGGTTTGTTTGGTGCGATGGCTTTACCCGCGCCTGTAACAGGGAGTCTGTTTGTGTCATGAGATTCCCACGTTGGATAAGCCGTATTGGGGCAGCGTTCGTCCGGATGTCAACGAGCATTGCCAGCAACCCGCGGCAGTGGTTTGTGGATTGGGCGAGGGGCGGTAACGAGTCGGATAGCGGCGTGCCGATTAATGGTGCGACCGCTGCGTCGTACGCGCCGGTTTGGTATGCGATCAATAAAATTGGCGGCCACGTTGGCCAGTTGCCGCTAGTACTATACGAGCGGGTCGGCGAGGAGGAACGACGGAAGGCACGTAGGCACCCGTCATATTCGCTGGCCAAAATGCGACCCAATGAATTTCAGACGGCGATGTATTTCCGCGAGACCCTGCAGCACCATGCGTTGCTATGGGGCAACGGGCGGGCTGCGATCCTTCGCAACCGGCGTAACGATCCTGTTGACCTAATCCCGCTGCTGCCGGACCGCTGGGATACGGCAATGATCGACGGGCAGAAGTGGCATGTGCGGACGGTTAACGGCGACGAATTTGACCAGGGCATCCCTAATGTACTGCCCGATAGGGAGGTTCTGCATATACCAGGACTAGGCTACGACGGCATTAAAGGCTACTCGGTGATACATCTAGCCCGCAACAGTTGGGGGTTAGGGCTGGCTGCCGAGAAGCACATGAACCGGCACTTTGCCAACAACGCTGTGCCGAGCATAGTTCTACATGCCCCACCAGGGGCTTTCAAAAAAGAAGCGGACGCCAAGGATTTTTTAGACGGATGGAACAGGCGTCACGGCGCCCTAGACGAGGCGGGGAAGGCGGGGCTTCTCCGCGAGGGTATCACGGCTCAGACAATGGGTATTCCAGGGAAAGATGCCCAATGGGTAGAGCAACGCAAGTTCCAGCGACAAGAGGCGGCGCTGTGGATGCTGCTTGAGCAAATCTTGGGTGATGATTCCAGCGTTTCGTATAACTCGCTTGAAGCGAAAAATCTGGCCTATCTGGTCAATTGCCTGATGCGTTGGTTGCTCAAGTGGGAGACCGAGTGCAACGCCAAGCTATTGACCAAACAGCAGCGCAGTACAGAGTCACACTTTTTCAAGTTCACGACAGCCGGGTTACTGAGAGGCACGCAAAAAGAGCGGTTCGAGGTTTACCAGGTCGGCCGCCAGATCGGTGCGTTATCGGCCGAGGAAGTCCGCACGCTAGAGGACTGGGGGCCAAAGAACCCGGGCCACGATTACAGCAATCCGGCGATTACCCCAGGGGACGGCAGCGATGACGAGGCCAGCACGACGGATCCTCAGGACAGGTTGCGAGGGATGGTCGAAAACAGGCTCCGCAAGATATTTGACTGCGAAGCGGAAAAAATAATTTCGGCAGCTGGACGCAAGGGCAACTTCCTACAGTGGGTCCAGATGTTTTATCAAACGTTCACCCTTCGTCTTGTGGAGTCGTACGAGGATCTAGGTGGGACTAGAGAGCAGGCTGAGAGCCACGCGGCAGCATCGCAATATCAGGTGGTTACGATAGCTGGAGAGAGTCACACAGACACGTTGGTCACTAATCTTCAAGTGGCGCTTGACACGTGGTCGCACCGCGCAACGACAGCGGCCGAAAAGATCATAACCTACGAGGTGACACGATGAACGAGCTGTATATCTACGACGACATAGGACCGGACTGGCTAGGTCTCATTAGCGGAAAGAGTGTAGTTACCGCGCTGAAGGATATCGATCCTGAATCAGATCTGACAGTGCGGATTAACTCTCCGGGTGGGTCTGTAGACGAGGCTAAGGCAATCTACAACGCACTGTCACGTCGCCCTGGTCCTGTCACGGTCGAGGTGGACGGGATCGCGGCGTCTGCGGCGTCCTACATCGCCATGGCCGGTAAGACGATCAGGATGGCCGAGAACGCGTTGATGATGATCCACGCTCCGTGGACGTACGCTATCGGCAACGCTGAAGAACTCCGTAGGACGGCGGACATCGTCGAGATGTACGAGTCCGGAATTATTGATGTTTATGCTGCACGTACCACGGCATCTCGCGAGGATATTGTCCAGTGGGTGTCGGAGGAGACTTGGTTCGACGCCGAACAGGCGGTTGGTCACGGATTCGCCGACGAGATAGGCCAGTCCCTCCGTGTCGCGGCGTCTATGAGTTCGCGACGATTCGTGAATATGCCCAAGAGAGACGTAAACGACAAACCACATCGCCAAAAGAGCTTACACTCAGCAGAACTCATGGCACTACAGATCGACTTGACTCGGCGGCGCCAGTCGGCGTAGATTTAATGTAACAACTCAACCGTGAGATGACATGCCCAAGCACGCGGCATGGCTCACAGCGAATTCGGGAAGCCGAACGTTGCGGGCCATGCCGTTTTTTATTGGCTCGCTAGAAACCAACTAGGGAGCCAGATATGAAAACTAGCGCAGAACTCCGCGAGGAGATAGGAACTCTATTCGACAGGTGCGAGGCTATCACCGCCACGGCACTGGAAGACAAGCGGGAATTGGAACCGGGCGAGAAGGTCGACGTAGATGCGATCTTGTCTCAGATTGGAGAAGAGCACGGCGACGACGGCAAGCCCACAGGGATGTGGTCGGACGTCAAGCGAGCCGAGCGTGTCGAGAAACATCAAGCCCGGCTGGCAGAAAGTCGCACTGGCAATCGCCAGCAGGATTCTGATAGCGGTGAGCGTGCGAAAACATTTGAGATACCGCGGGCCGCAATGTACTACGGTGGCAAGCGTCTAAAGGCGTTCGTCGGCGAAAACGGTCACCGCGAGGCCTACGCGTGCGGGCAGTTCCTCCTTGGGTTATTCGGCCACGACGGCGCGAAAACATGGTGCCGAGATCATGGCGTAGACGTTCGTTCGGCCATGTCGACAGGCGACAACAAGCTTGGCGGCTTTCTCGTGCCTGACGAGTTCGACTCTCGCGTAATCGACTTGCGAGAGACGTACGGCGTTTTTCGTCCTAATACGTTTGTCACGGCGATGATGGGCGACCATAAGAACGTTCCTCGTCGCAAGTCGGGGCTAACGGCCTACGCGGTTGGCGATAACGACGAAATCACCGCAAGCGATAAGAATTGGTCGAACGTCGAGTTGATCGCCAAAAAGTGGGGATGCCTCGCCAAGTATTCGAGTGAGGTTAGCGAAGACGCGGTCATCTCTATGGCCGACGACTTGGCCGACGAGATGGCGTACGCGTTTGCCCGCAAAGAAGACGACTGCGGCTTCATCGGTGACGGCACCAGCACGTACCATGGCATTGTTGGCGTCACTGTGAAAGTGAACGACGGCAATCACGCGGGCTCTATCTACGATGCCGCCTCCGGCAACACGGCGTTCTCTACGCTGGATCTGGCGGACTTTGAGGGCACGGTTGGTCAGTTGCCTGTGTACGCACTTCCCGGAGCTGCCTGGTACATCTCGCAAGTCGGCTACTGGGCCAGTATGGCACGGTTGCTTAATGCGGGTGGCGGAAACACGATTCAGGATCTAGGACGCGGTCCAGAACGAGTGTTCCTGGGATTCCCGGTTGTGATCAGTCAGGTGCTGAACACGACAACGGGTGCCGACGCCTCAGCCATCAAAGCCTTGTTCGGCAATCTCTCGCTGGCTAGCACGATGGGCAACCGGCGCGGCTTGTCAGTGGCCGTTTCAGAAGACCGCTATTTTGAGTTGGATCAGATCGGAATCAAGGGCACTACCCGATTCGCGATCAATGTACACGACCTTGGTGATGGCACCGACGCCGGGCCAATGGTTGCTCTAAAGACTGCTGCCAGCTAACCCACGAATTCCAACGGAGGTATAACGTGATTCCTGCTCAAAACTGCAAGTATGTGAGCGTGACGCCGCCTGCTGCAATCGTGGATGACGCGTCATATACGACGGCCGAGATCGATACGAACGGATTTGATTACGCCAAGATTATCGTCTACTTGGGCGCCACTGACATCGCCATGACGGCGTTGGCTGTAACGGAGTCGGACACCACAGCAAGTGGGCACGCGAACGTGACTGGGCTTGTTTACGGTACGTCAACCGACATCGATGGCAATACGTCTGCTTTGCCGAGTGCCACCGATGACAACAAGTTCTTTGTGTTCGAGATCGACATGCGTGGCCGCAAGCGATTCCTCGATGTCACGGCGACTGCAGGCGACGGAACAACCGGAACGTTCGCGACGATCTTGTGCGAACTATCCCGCGCAGACGAGACGCCTGTAACGGCCAGTGACGGCGGCGCCGCAGCAATCCTGAGGGTGTGATGCAGATACGTCTGACACAGCACTGGAAGGCATACCGCTCCGGTCATGTGTTTGCTGACATGTCTGATGGAGTGGCCAACCTGTTGATTCGGCAGCGTAGAGCAGAGGAGGTAACCGATGCCAGTAGCCGTACCGGTGGTAAGCGTCGAGCCAACTCTGGAACCGATAACTCTAGCCGAAGCAAAAAAACAGCTGGAGATATCGGCGGATGATACAAACCACGACAAATACCTTTCAGACTTAATCACGTCCGCCAGAGAGCAGGTGGAGCATGACACTGGCATAGTTGCCCTGACGGCAACGATTGTCGAGAAGAGGGACGCGTGGCCTTGCGAAGACTACTACGAGTTATCGCTCCGGCCGGCCCAGTCCGTGACGTCGATTGCCTATATAGACGAGAACGGCGACTCGCAGACATGGGCTGCGTCAAACTACGAAGTTGACACCGGGCGAGTCAGGCCGACTGTCTGGCTCGCACACAACGTTACGTGGCCATTGACGCGGAGTATTCAGAACGCGATCACGACGACCTACGTGGCAGGCAGCACGAACAGGACCACTATATCAGAGCAGATTAGAAATGCCATAAAGGTCAGGGTTGCCCAGGAGTTTGCAGACCGAGAGGGTAAGGGCAAGCGGTACGAGGGCGCTTACGATGCCATTGTCACAGGGTTGATGCGGTCGTCGTATCCATGAGCTACGGCAAATACCGAGAACGCATCACAATTCAACAGGACGGTAGCAACGCTGGCGATCCTGACCCGGATTACACGGGAACGGCGTTTGCTGCGGCAGTACCCGCGAGGGTAATCAGCACGGACGGCGAGGAAACGTTCCGAGGCAGACAGCTAGACCCTAGTGTCCGATACGTCGTACAGATGCACTATCGGGACGGCGTCACTCCTGACATGCGGGTGAAGGTTACCAGCGGAGTCTACAAGGGCAACATACTCAATATCGGCTGGGTCAAGCGAGTGCCTTACACGGACGGGAAGCCACCTCAGACTTGGCTGTATTGTACGGAGCTCATTGACGTCTAATGGCAGTTGTTCAGATTACTGGAGCTGAAGCGATTGAGGCGGATCTTTCCAGAATCCCCCTGGAACTTCGCGGCACGGCCATGCGTTCTGGCTTGCGAGCGGCTGGGACGCTGGTTGTGCGGCGAGCAAAGCAGCTGGTGCCACAGCCCGGCTATCCCGGTGATAAGCCGGAGTTCAAGCCGTTGCGTGACACGTTGGGCGTCGAGGTCAGGGCGTATGAGAATGCAATGGTGGCAGTTGTTGGACCGAAGCGGCCCGCCGGATCGCACGGACATTTGGTGGAATATTCTCACATGCATTATGCACATGGCCAGCCAACAGGAATCCGGACTAAGGCCACACCGTTTATCGGCCCGGCGGTGAAGGAAACAAAGCTTCGGCAGATGGCGGCTGTGCAGCGAGTCGTGAAAAGAGCGGTTGAAAAGGCAATCGGAAAAACGATCTGATGGCTGATTTCAGCGATGAATTTAAAACCTACCTCAAAACCATATCGGCTATCACGGATGACGTTGGGTCCGGTACGGCCGCGAGGATCTACCCGGACCGACTACGAGAGGGGGCTACCATGCCTGCCATCGTTTACGTCGAGGCCGGAGGCGGCGAGTCTTTCGAGTTTTTGGGTGGAATTAGCGGACTGGCTGAGACCGTTATGCACGTCTACACGTATGGCAGCACACGGACACAAGCGAACGACTTGGCAGAGGTTGTGAGGCTCGCGCCGTTGCAGGGGTTCGGTGGCACGATGGGTGCTACGGCAGTGACTTCCGTCTCGGCGAGCAGCCACAGAGACACGGGATTTGACCCGCCTCGCCACAAAACAGACAAGCCGAAATATTGGACGCGAAGGATATACAACCTACACCACGCCGAGGCTACTAGCTGACGCG